AATTGAGCATATACAGGCTATCTTTTCCGCCAGATACGCTTGCCCAGTATGATGGGCGCAATGCAATTGCTTTGTCTGAGTCAGTCATTGTCGGTTACCTCCGTGAGCCAGTAGTCTTTACGGCACTCTCGATAAAAAAACCAACCCTGAACTGGGTAAAACTTCATATTTTGATTTTCTTAGATGTGTGGGAACACCTCATATACACTGACATACAGCATTCCCGACTTATAATCAGCGTATTCTACCGGACGCTTTTGTTCATAAACCTTCACATTCGAACCATCATCTGCCGTAAGCCAGAGATATTTGACATGCTCAGCATAGCGAGGGTCTTTTGCGCGATACATTTGCCCTTCTTTGATTTTGAGGCGGCGCATACAGGCTTGGACGCGGGAAAACTCAACAAATGCACCATAGTCACCAATCACGATACGGTTGTACCCGTTGGTAATGACTGTGCCATCAGCGGTTTCGAGCGAAATCGTGTCACCGGACACATTGCACCATTCCGGCAATGCCTTTTGAAACTCGGCTCTCACATCGCAGAAAAAGGTGCGTGGGATAGGCTTGTATCCATAATCTCTGGCGAGTTGCTCTTGATATTTGAGCATCTGAGCGCCGACTTCTGAAATTCTATGCTCCATCGATTACTCCTGACTCAGCATCTGCGCAGAAGCAACTTCCCGAATATTGCGATTCTCTTTTTCGGGAGCCGACACAATGCGGCGATGAGAGCGCATCAGCGTCAATACGCGGTTACGGAGCTTTTCGTCCTTGATAAGCCGAGCAACCTGTTTGATTTCCGATTCACGCAGATACATTGTACTGTTGATGAGAACGCCATGTACTTCGCCGTCTTCGGAACTTTTCTCAACCTTATCGACATTGTTATAGGCATAGATGACATCTACGTCGATGGTGATGGACGCTCTCTCAAGAAGTTCAATTCCTCCTTGGGCTACCAGCCACTTGTGTGTGTAGCTTTCGTCAGAAATGTATGTTTCACCGACGAGTTCCAGCGGCGGCGACACAAGGTTGTTCGTGGAATAGCGGATATGGTCCTCACTTTCATTGAGGTTGTCCTGCCAAAGTTGCATCGGCTTAAGGCTCTTGTCCTTGAAGTGAATGTAGGTATCCTGAATGAAGGTGCAGATGGTCCGCTTAATATAGTCGATTTCCGGCATTTCTCCCACATTGCGGAAAACCAAGCGCGTAGACTCACCTTCACCGTACTCTTCGTCGTCGGTCGCATAACGGACTTTCTCCAGTACAAACTTGGGTTTTAATGCCTCTTTAACGGCTTCGAGAGAAAATACATTCCACTTCATCATGTCCTCCACTTCTTTTCCCACTGGTCATACTCGGCGATTTCCCGCTTTATGGTTTTGCCGTCTTTCTTATATACAGTGATACGATGTGCATAGTCGGCAGAGTGTTTCAGCAGCCGTTGCAACGCTTCTTCCTCTGAGCTTGTTTTTGTAACTCCGCGATAGGAGCCACCGGACCCCAAAATGTCAGGTTCATACCAGCCCGTCTCGTAGTATGTAGTCTGTTCTGTTGCTTCATCCAGAACGACCTTCCCCTGCTCACCATAGTCACCGGTATAGTTGCTGCGGATGATGTTAGCGGCACGGTCATTTCCCTGCTGCTCATAGGCTTCGGCAATGAACTCGACATAAGCCCTGAATTTTTCCTCGTCACCTTCACGATGCGCGGCGATGAGTTTTCCGATGGTCACTGCGTTTATGATGTTCATGGACACACTCCTATAAAATCGATTCTAAAATTTTTGGTACTCCAGCCGGGAGTCGAACCCGGAGAAAAACGGGGTTTGAAGCCGCTGCGTATGCCAATTCCGCCACTGGAGCATAGTATGTCGTCCGCAAAAGCAGACGACAGTTACATGGCTTGATTTTGCAGCGAATATCACATTTTATCGCTGTTTTTATGATTGTATTATACCATATTTTGATGCAAATTTGTAGCGAGTACAAGTATGATTCACAAACAATTAACATCTGGGCGAGTCGCATTTTGCTCGCTTGCTTGTCGTATTCGTCTTGTGCGAATCAGTGCTGAAACTGCACTTTCAGAAAGCAGCCAAAAACAACAGCAACACAAACGCGAGTCTTTGCAAGTTTCTAAAATGACGTTTCCTCGGCTCAGGACTTGCTCTCTGCGGGTGCTGGCGTCCAGTATAAGAGCGTTTCGAGGATATCGCACATCGGTGCCGCCTCGAAGAAACAAAGCGTTTCCAGAGCGTCTCTGAGGCGCTGCTCGTAGTCTGTGCGCTGCATATCAAGGGGAACCAGCACCTTGTAGGAGCCTGAAGGCGCTTTCAGAACGGGAGATTCGGATGCGGAATTCTCAGTAGGGTCATTCTCCCATCCGCAGGTAATGAGATAGTCATACAGAGCATAGGGGTTTACGGCAGAGACTGTCTTTCTGCCATCAAGCATCTTGTAGGCACGGAGATACTTGGCTTCTCGTGCAAGGTCTTTGCTTGTGAGAGGATACGGGATTCGGTTAAGGTCCATGTTACTGACGAGGTCTGCGCGTTTTACCTTGACGGCAATGTCGTTTTGCTTAACATGCCAGATATACTCTGCGTAGGTCATATCTTTTTTCCGAGTCAGTACAGAGACCGCCTCAGCAACTTCCTGAGGGAATTCCGCTCTGATGGTATCTATCGTGGTGCCGGTATCCTCCACCGTGTCGTGCAGGTAGGCGGCAGCTTTCACCAGCGGGTCAGGCTCAACGCCGTCTGCGACAACGGCCACATGCGCCGTGAAGTAGTCTTCCCCTGCCTTGTCGGTCTGGCCCTTGTGCGCCATCATGGCGAACGCCTTTGCTTTCTCAATATAATCAATCATTCGTATCACCTTTCTTTGTTTCGTAAGCAGCACCATGCAAGTCTGCCAGGCAATAAAAAAGGCTTGCCAGTTTCCCGGCAAGCCTCGATGGATTCAGGTCTTTGCGGACCTATGTTGTAGTGTTGGAAACGGGAGATTTACTCCGCAGCGCCATCAACGATTACGACCTCAGCCTCGGTCTCCTTAGGCATGTCGGCATCTTCCTGCTTGGTGTCGGTGCTGTCCTCGGAAGTCTCGGCAGACTTCTCGGTCTCAGCAGACTCAACAGGAGCGGCAGGCTCTGCAGGAGTCTCAGCAGGTACAGTGGGCTCATCAGGAGCAACGGGCTCGGAAGAAGTTTCAGCAGGTACAGCAGACTCAACCGGAGTCTCTGCGACATAGGTCTCGGCGTTGATGCTCTCGGCGCTCATTTCCTGCGCCGGAACCTCGACAACAGGCTCAGCCCCGGCTACGATAGGGTTTGCAGCCACCTTGGCACTTGCGGGCAGACGAGCGATGGACTCAGTCTTGGTCTCGCCGCAGCCAGTGCAAGTGTAGGTCTTGACACCCTCATGCTCAGTGGTAGGCTCGGTGGTAACGACACCGTTATCCCAAGTATGGTCTTTCTTGGGCGTGGTAGAGAGAACGGTGCTCACTTCACCGCAGACGGTGCAGTAGATTTCGGTGCGACCCTCTTCCTTGCAGGTAGGCTCAATGACACGCATCTCGGCATGGTGACCGGTGGAGTGTACAATGTTGTCCTTGTAAGAGAAGCTGTCATCCTCATTGCACTTGTGCATCGTGTAGCCGTCCTCGGTGCAAGTCGGCGGGACAACGGTAACGGTGAAGGTGTACTTGGTGGGCAGGACCTTTTCGGTCATGGTCGCATCGCAGTTCTTGCAATGCAGGGTCTTGACGCCGTACTCGTCATGAGTGGGCTGGGTAGTGATGACACCCTCATCCCAAATATGACCAGTACCACCATAGGAGTAGGTCATGGTATGGGAAGCATCGCGCTTGCAGTGCATCAGCATAGTGCCCGGCTCGGTGCAGGTAGCCTTTTTCAGGCATTCGGTGTGCTCGAAGTCCCAGTCGTGGCTGCCGATAGCGGGCATAGGAGCGAGAATTTTGCTGTCGCAGCCATCATTGGTGCAGTACATCCAACGCTCGCCCTCAGTCTCGCAAGAGGGCTCCTTGACGATTTCACCGAGACCCGTGTACTCGTGGACATGGACCTTGGCAATGCTCTCGGTCTTGGTTTTGTTGCAGACGGTGCAGGTATAGGTCTTGATGCCCGGTTCGGTGGCAGTAGGCTCCTTGGTTATAACGCCCTCGTCCCACTGATGCTCCTCATTGACGGGGATATCGCGGGCATGCTGCTTATCGTTGCAGCGCTCACAGACCTTATCTACGCTGCCAGCGTCCTTGCAGGTGGCGGGAGTAGTGACTTCCTTGTACTCATGACCCAGCGCAGGGACGATGTTGTCTTTGAAGGACTTGGTGGCATCTTCCACGCACTCGTGCATGGTATAGCCGTCCTCAGTGCAGGTAGGAGCGACCACGGTCTCGTTGTAGGTGTAACCCAGAGCCGGAATGCTCTCTGTGTAAGTATCACCGCATTTACGGCAGGTGAAGGTCTTGACACCGTTCTCGGTGTAGGTGGGCTTGGTGGTCACAACGCCATCATCGTAATCGTGACCGGTTGCGGGGATGACCTCGGTGTAGGTATGGCTCTTGTCGTTCTGGCAGGTGAAGGTCTTGACGCCATCCTCAGTGCAGGTAGCAGCCTTGGTGACAACGCCGTCATCGTAGTTATGACCCAGCGCGGCAATCTCCTCGGTCTTAGTCTCGGTGCAGCCATCGTTCAGGCACTTGTAGGTCTTCACGCCAGAAGCCTCACAGGTAGCGGGCGTGGTGACAGTACCATCGTCCCACTTGTGACCCACAGCCGGGATGACCTCAGTCTTGGTCGCGCCGTCACGAGAGCAGGTAAAGGTCTTCTCGCCATCCTCAGTGCAGGTAGCAGCCTTGGTGACGACACCCTCGCCCCAATCATGGTCCAGAGCGTCCACGAAATCGCGGTTCTCGGTCAGCGTGGCGTCCTGGTCGCAGATGTAGACGGTGTAGCCCTGCTCAGTGCAGGTGGGAGCAACCGTATCACCCTTGTGCCAAGTCTTCTCCACCATCGGGATATCCTCGGTATAGGTATCACCGCAAGCAGAGCAGGTAAAGGTCTTGACGCCCTTCTCGTAGATGGTCGCTTCCTTGGTCACAACACCCTCATCATAGGTGTGCGGGGTCTTGTCGGTGAAATCACCCTTGTAAGTAAGACCCGGAACCTCATTGCACTCATAGATGGTATAGCCCTCGGAAGTGCAGGTGGGAGCAACGACCTGCAGGATGTGGTAGGTCTTGTCCAGAGAAGGAATCTCCTCAGTACGGGTCTCACCGCAATCCTTGCACTTGAAGGTCTTGATGCCGGTCTCGGTGTAGGTGGCAGCTTTCGTCACGGTGCCGTTATCCCAGCTATGACCCTTGGCGGCAACATAGTTGTCGTTGTAGTTCATGCCGCCCCACTCGTTGCAGATATGCTCATCATAGCCCTGCGTGGTGCAGGTGGCGTCATGATGGCGCACGGTGAAGGTGTAGACGGGCTGAGACTTCTTCTCGGCAGGAGCGGCAGCGGGAGTCACTGCAGCAGGCTTCTGGGCAGGAGTCTTGGTGCCGGTGGTGGTTTTATGGGTGTTGTAGACGGGAGCCTTGGCGGGACCGTCCTTGGTAGAAACATTGTCGGGGTTCGCGTTCTGGCTGGCAGCGGGCTTTTCAGCCTTGTCGGAAGCAGCCCCAGACTCAGTGGTCTTGTTCTCGGTGCTGGCAGCATCGGAATCGGGCTTGCTCTCGGACGCCGCCGCGCTGGTATCTTCCTTCTCGGCAGTGTCGGGGGTTTCGGACTGTACGGTGCTTGCGGAATCGCTCTGGCTGGTCGCAGGAGCAGAAGAGACAGCATCCTGATTCTTCTTGCCCTTACACCCGGTAACAGAGATTGCGACTGTAGCAGCCATGGCAACTGCAAGCACATTCTTCATCATAGACTTTTTGCGCATGATTTTACTTCTCCTTTTTTACTGTGTGGGGTGAGTCCCCACATCAATGAAACGATGTGAAGAGCGGAGGACTTCTGATATTTCGTTTTCCCTGTCGCTCTATATGCATTATACCACATTTTTCCTTGAAAGTGTACTGAGTACAACCATGATTAACGTAATGTTCACAAATCGCAACAAAATCAAAGAAAACTCCTATCGGGGAAAAATGATTCTGCTACGATAAAAAACAACGCAAAGATACGAAAAAGCAGCCGGGTACAGAGTGTATCCGACTGCAATGGCGGATAGGGTAGGATTCGAACCCACGGACGCGGATGCATCTCTGGTTTTCAAGACCAGTTCCATAAACCACTCGGACACCTATCCAAGAATCAGAGAGTGTTAGCCGCAGAAATCTGCGTTGCCCGCCATCTACCGCGTGGAGGTCGCTCTCAAAAGATGGCTGACGAGACGAATTTGTCTCGCCCATGCCGCAGCCGTTTTCGCCACTCGGCATGATGTTTTCGGCTTGACGTAACCCTGTGTAAATGACCCTCAGGTGGGGGCGGTGCGGGCAGGATTATCGTCTTCGTGGTGTAGTTAAGGAGTACCGCACCAAATAAATGACCGTACTGCGCTTGTGTAACAGTACAATGCACGCCCAGAGACGATTTCCAAGATGGAGATGTGTCTGGTGGTGGAAGCAAAGGGATTCGAACCCTCGACCCCCTGCTTGCAAAGCAGGTGCTCTCCCAGCTGAGCTATGCCCCCATGATGGCGGGAATGACCCGCCAGTAATTACGCGAAATGAAGTTCGCCGTACTGTTTGACCTCGCGCTCCAGATGCAGCGGAATGGTCTTGGCGCTCTTCTGCGTGATATCCTCACGCGTCAGAAGGCGCTCATCGACGCCAGCTGCTTGCAGTACTTCGTACAGGTTCGAGGGACCGGTGCCGTCGTAACCCGCAGTTAAGCCATTGACCTGCAAAGCGAAGCCGTGCAGATGCGGTGTCAGACCTGGTACAAAATCGAGTTCAACAACGACTTCGTTACCATTCTCGTTTATGCGCTTGACCGAGAGAGCACGGATGTTCTGACTTCCGAAGGTCTCAATCAGCTTCTTAGCCGCCGCTGCGGTTTCAATCGTTGATGTGCCTTCGACGTTGATAATTGCCTGCTCCATCGGAATCATCTCCTTCCTACTTAGAGTTGTCATGCACTGTGGCAGATAGCGCTCTGTCATACGGGGCTTTACGTTGCCTATTCGTGTTCGGTTCCGGCTACGACGACTTCCGTAAGGACTTAGCCAACCGTCAGCAAGTGCATGCCCCCGCTGACAGCTTCTTGGGTGGATTCTCAAAGAGCGCGTCACCCAATCGGACCGTGGAGCTTGGTGGCAGACTCGAACTGCCGACCTATGGTTTACGATACCATCGCTCTACCAACTGAACTAACCAAGCACGGTAGGGTGTTTTATGCTGGTTATCACCCCTCAGCGAGGAAGCCAACCTCGCGTCCAGCACCATCCGGTAGCAACCCCGGAGGATTCTGCGCTGTATCCTCTCCGATGTTTTTCAGCACCATTCGCGACTGATGCCGAGACTTTCGGATACCTTCAGGTGCAGCACCTGTTTGCCTATTCTTTTAGAGGCTGTCCATTGGCATTCGGACAGCGGACCACAAGTGGACCATGCTCGCCAATTTTAATGTCGTGGCGTACGGTGACGGCGACGATGGAGCGGGCAGCGGGATTCGAACCCGCGTGACCAGCTTGGAAGGCTGGTGTATTAACCCCTATACGATACCTGCATGAGAAAAAGCGGGTGAACCCTCTCTTAGCCCCGCCATGATGTCCGTTTAGTAGGTCGTCATCCCCGAAACATCATCTTTGTGTCTCTTAGCGATTCCGCGAATCTCTGCGTGGACGATACGAAAGAATCCGGAAAAGCATTTGGACACTGGTCAACTTCAATTCAAGCCCTGCCGTTACTTCCCTGTCAATTCGGGTCAACGGAATTCTATGGGCTGTGTAAGACTGCGGCAAACTTACCAGATGCCGCGCAGCAGTCTCGCCTTTTTCGGCTATGTCGCGTCTGGCTGCGCCCCGGCTTAACGGGGATGCTCGTACGATGCATGCTTAGCGGGACGAGATTTGTTGTTTTTGTGCCGAAGCACAAGAGGAAGCACTCGCCCACACAGCTTCCTGACCGTTTAGGATACCGCTTGCACAGGGAATGCAATGCGGTTCCTGAAAGGACATTCGTCAGTGACAATCATAGTCGCTGTCCACCACCCGCCGCGTGGAGGCTGTCCCATCGGGTGGCTGAGTGCGCCGAGGTATGGACGCACTCAGATAGGCGCTACCTATTATGGTGTTTTAAGGCGGGAGCTGCCCGCCATCAGGCAAATCAGTACATCGGTGTGACCCTTTCCTTGATTTTGACATTCGGACGCGGTAATTACTGCATCGGAGTGCCCTCCCTGTTTTATTTGACCTGCTAGAATCGCTTCCAACAGGTCATGGCTCTGGCAGGTGGAGTTGAACCACCTTTTCCCGTGCGCTGCGGGCGAATTAACCATGGTGCATTGCAACCTTCATATTCGATACCAGAATATTTCGGTCATTTTACGTCCGACCGATTGACATGAATAGCCGGTTTAACGTCATGGCATGGACGATGGGTGCGGAGACAGGACTCGAACCTGAAACCGCCAGCGTATGGGGCTGGTAAGCTACCTTTGCTATACTCCGCGTGGCGGGTCGTACTGGATTCGAACCAGCGACGCTCGGATTAACAGTCCGATGCTCTACCGACTGAGCTAACGACCCAAGAAAAAAGACATTCGCCACGGGGAGCTCAATACCCGTGTTACCGCCGCTCGCCGCGAGGAGGCTGTCTTTATGAGCGACAACTCTTATGGGATACCAGATACCATGCTTGCCGCTGCTCTACAACCAGCCGCAAGCGGATGTGTATGTAAGTGTGTGTGTAAAACTATGATGTGGTTTCGGAGCGTATCTGGTATCTTCTAAGAGTTTTATGTTATCTGCGAAGATGTTCGCCAAGCTAAGGGAGGTTAAGCCTGTTGCCCGATGCCGACCGCGTGGAGGTCATCTTCTCGGCATCAGCTTCTGACAGGATTCGAACCTGTGACCCGCTGCTTACAAAGCAGTTGCTCTGTCAACTGAGCTACAGAAGCATATTCAGGAGAAGTAACTCTCCCGAAAAATAGGTAAATTACCCTTCTACCAATTATCTGCAATTCGCATATTTTGTCAACACAAAAGTGCCACATACAGTGTCCAGAACGGAAAATGTTGTGCATAAGCACAACATATAGTGCTTTCCGTTTCTGTACTTGCATTATACCATATTTTGGCGTGAAAGTGTATCAAATACAAGTATGATTTACAAAATGTTCAAACACTTTTCCGGACTCGATGCGTTCCGGAAATCGCAGACTCTTGTTGCCGACGCGGTGCATCCGGTGGTCGATGACATCAGAACGGCGCATCTGTTCCGCGTTTACGCAAAAGCCTGTACCGTAGTATTGCATGTAGTTACTTCGTTGCTCTTTGTTTTCCGCAGCCCTCCCGAAAGGTCTCCGTTCATCGTGGACGAACACCGTATCCGAGCATAGAGCGAAATCGAGGTAGTGCATTGCCGCCATGCGTTCAAAGACATATATTTGCCTGGTCTCGATGAAATAATAAAAGATATAGTCGGCTTCCTTATACAGCCATCCCTTAGAGTGTTTGGCTATTGCTTTCTGGTATTTTCCAAATCGCAGCAACTTGTCATCTTCTCCGATGGCGAAACTATTTACCGCTGTTTCGAGGAATACATTCCCTGTTTTGTAGGTGTCAGCCTTGGCTTCCACCGTGAATGAAGAACCGTCCTTCCGGTATACAACGAAGTCAATGTCGTCTTCCTGATATTTCTTGTCATCCCGTACATCCGAAAATCCCGCAATTCTGTCCTTGTGCGTTTCGCAGTAGTAGTCGAGATAGTGCATGGTGACAGATTCGCCAATCAGACCTACCTTCATCTGACCCGCCATGTTATAGGGAGTCTTGTTTTTCTGTCTGTACAAGGGTATTACCTCACGATGTTACCGCAAAACGGGCACTTTGCGCCTTTCCGACAAACATCAGCAATCGAAGGCGTCCAGTCTTTGTCTTTGCCGTACCTGCATGCGGGGCATACGAGCGGGATATTTTTGCAGCTGCCGGTCGTATACATGTCGGGGCCGAATTCGTTTTCAGGATGCCACAAAGCGGCGATTTGAGGGCATGCAACTGATACTAAAGGTTTCCTTGCTGTCTTGGCGTAGTGGGCTCTCATGACCTTTCTCAGTGAGTTTCTGGCGCATTCGGGACATCCGGTATGTACTTCCCCGGACCCACAGGCAAAAGCAATCATCGGATGCCATTCCCCGCTTGCGCCGTACCCGCACTCTTTGCAGACAAGGTATACATGCTTTGCGCTTCCGGAAGTCACTCGCGTGGGCGGGAACTCATTAAGTGTCGGATGCCACTGTGCAGCGATTTCGGGATGTACGGTAGCTACATCATTGACGCCTTCGACAAGGACTTTTCCGGAACACGCCGGGCATCCGCCGCCTGTTCGACAGGCACCGGCGATAGAGGGACGCCATTCTCCGTTCTTTCCGTATCCGCATTTCGGGCAGATAAGAGCGATTCTGCGATTGCTGCCACAGGTGACTTCCTCCGACAATACAGAATTGGCTGTCGGATGCCACATAGCAGCAACGCGGGGACATTCCTGTGCTACCGTGCCACGATGCCTGCGATACCGCCACTCGAAATCTTTCACGGTACAACCACCCCCGCCCGTTTATGGATGTTTTCGGACTTTGCGATATTTACAGCCGTGCTGTAGGAGATACCATATATATCTGCAAGGTCACGCAGATTTTTGCCGGTATTCATCCGTGCAAATTCCGCAAATTCCCGGTTTCGGGCTTTTACATTATCCGTGATAGGAGAACGGCTTTGCGTGGCTTTACGGGTTTCGGCTTCTGCCAGCGATTCAGAAAGCTTTCCGTAGTCGTGCAGAATTTTATAGGTTTGACCCACGGCAATCTTATGGTCTTTAGCAATGTCGGAGACGTTTTTCCCGTTCTGGTATTCTACCGCAATCCCCTCGCAGATTTCTTCCGGCAGCTTCTTCTTCATTTTAGCGTTGCCGCGCAGGTTCTTGCGGTAGAGGGGATGATGTGTCCGGTATTTCTGTATAAGCCTCGCAATGAATCGCGGCGTGACATTATACCGTACTACGATATTCTCTACCTTGACACCCGCTTTGTAGTCTTTCAGGATATCGTTGTTCCGCGTTTCGATTTCCTCCGGGGTCTTGGTGTTTTCCAAAGCTTCACTCCGCAGCGCCAATACTTTCGGGCTGTGCTTGAATTCCGGGATATTCATGGGCGGTTCAGGACCGAAACGGACAAGACCACCCGAAATCGGATGCCCTGCTTCTCGAAATACCTGATATGTGGTGGATTCCGATAACCCATATTTATCCATGATTTCCCCGACAGTCATGTACGGATTTGCCCTGACATCCGCAACGATTTCAGCATTGCGCTGGCGTTTCTTGAACTGTACAGCTGACCCGATATTCTCTTTATGCGGAGTATAATCAGGGCTTCTGCGCAAGATATGATAAATCTGTTGTCTCGAAAGATTGTATTCCTCTGCGATTTCAAAGGTCCAGGCCCCGTTTTTGTAGTCTTGCGCAATCTCAATATTTCGCTGCTCCATGTCGGCTTTCGACAATCGTTTCTGATTGTTGGGTTTCCGATTCGGGCTTTTGCGGTCATTGCGGCGCACAGCAGCAAATCCCTCTAACTTTTCAAGGCTTTTCCGAACATTCGTGCAGCCGATACTGTATTTTTCAGCCAATTCCACGATATGCATACCGGCGATATAATCGTTCAGCATTGCCTTATCGCGGTTCAACTTTGCATCTCCGGTTAAACTTTTCCGATGCATGGTGTATCCTCCTGATTTGCAACCCAGTCGATGATATGGTCGATGCAAAGATTCGTGATTTTGCTTGCGGTATAATACTGTGAAGTGTCATCGAGCAAAGTCTCGATTTCCGTCTCGGATGCCGAATACCCTACTGATGCAAAGAACATCCTTGCGAGGGTACGCGCATCGTCCCGGCACAGAGGTCTTACTGCATGCCCGAAGGTAAAACGCCGAAACAGAGCGTCGTCCAGCGTATCGGGACGGTTCGTGGTCCCGATAAGGATGATGTCGTTGCCGAGTCGGTCGAGTTCCTGCATCAAGGCAATCGTCACACGGTTCATTTCCGCAACATCGTCCTTGCCGCCGCGCCGTGTCCCGATAGCGTCAATCTCATCGAGGCAGAGCACGCACGGATTTTTTCTCGCATAGTCGAATATCATACCGATATTCTTCTGTGTTTTGCCCAGAGCGGAATTCACCAGACCGGAGAAATTCGTGTACACGAAAGGAAGGTTTGTCGTATAAGCGATATACCGCGCCAACTCAGTCTTTCCGGTTCCCGGCTCGCCCATGAGTAAAAGAGAACTCGTATAGTGAATCCCCATCTCCTGCAACCGCAGCGCAGCACGGCGCGTCTTGCACATCTTTTCTATGACCGCTTTCTCGTCGTCTCGGATGAGGAACCGGTCTTCTCGGAAAGCGCTCGAATCCTCCGCTACCAAAAGCCCCTGCAGGTTATATGGCAGTTCGATGAGTGTAGGACTTTTACTTGCCAGAGTCCGCAGACAGGTTTCCTTGAATGCCTTGTCCTTGACAGCAGTAAGCCCCTCCAACACGATTTTCGCCTGCTGCTGAGATTTCCGAATGTCCCCTTCCACCACATACCGAAGCAATGCCTGTTCATTATCGTTCACTAGATTTTCCTCCCTCATAAAAAGAAAAAGCCCCCTGCAGCATCATGCAAGGGACTCAGTCTCTTTTACATTTCTGTTTACGGACACGCCGGATGATACTGTAAATACCCGGTAAGGAATAATGGTATGCCTTAGCGAGGTCTTTGGCGTCGATACCATTCTGGTATTTCTCGAAGATTTCATCGTTGCGTTTCTGCTGACGGCGGGTGATACGGCGATGACTGAGTTCTTTGTTGCTGATTCCGGCCCGGACGGCGATGGCACTACAATACGATATGGAAACGCCGTACTTTTCGGCAATGTCGCGGACAGCTGTATTCTTCTGATACTCCGCCACGATTTTATCGACCAGATTGGTATGGTCCTGCTCTTCTGCAATGCGCTGCGCCTGTTGTTCTTCATCGAGAGCGCGGTAGCAGGTTCTGACGCAAAGCCCGTATTTCTCGGACAACTGCTCAAACGATAGCCCGTCCTCATAGTCTTTGACAATCTTCTCGTTTCGCTCAATGATTTCGCTGCGGGTTGCTTTCCTTTTCCCCATGCTTGTTCACTCCTTATGAGTGGTGGTCTTCTTCCGACCTTTTCCGCGATAGATACCGGCCTCATGAAGATACTTGAATCCGGAAGAGGGACTGATACCGTATTCCCGAGCAAGGTTCTCGACCGGCGTGTTGGGGTTCTTCTTCGCGTAGTCCACAAACCCCTGCTTGAAATCTTTAATGCGGCGCGAAGTAGATGTCTCGATTTTCGTGTCAAGATGCCGGTGGTAGGAGTCCCCGCCTCCTTTCAGAATACGAAAAATCGTGGCGCGGTTAAGGTTAAATGCTTTTGCCAGTTCTTCGGCGGAAACGCCTTCCTGATACTGGTTGCGAATCTCGTCGTTGCGATTATCCTTCCACTCCGTAAAAGTCAGTTTCCGCCTCTTCTCCATCTCAGCCTGTGCGATATGGTAGACGGTTTGTGGGCTGAGTCCGTGCTCCTGTGCGAGGTCCGTTACCTTTGCACCATTTTGCAGTGCATCGGTGATTTTACGGTTGCGTTCCGGCAATTTCTTGTGCATCATAGAAACCCCCAAAATAAAAGAAGCAAGTCCCCGAAAGAACTTGCTTCTTATAATAAGTATTCACTTTTTTCGCGTGATGCGGGCAAAAAACTCACCCACTGATTCACCTTACATTTTTCATTTTACCCAATTCGCACGAATGTGCAACAACTTTTTGCGAATTTAGGTCCACTGCATGTATGGGATATCGGAAAGCATCATAAGGCAGGTTTCAAACTCATCTTCGATGTATCGGGTGACGGCATCAAACCTCTGCATCAGGGGCAGCTCCGCGAAAGATGTGCCGGTTTCCTTGCGGCATTTTCCCTCTGCGCTCGTATATATCACATTCAGCATGACATTCAAGGCAAGAAGAATATCTTCATCCTTGCCCTGTACCGTGAAGAAGAAGTAATGCTCCGATTCACCGTCCGTAACGCCGATTCGGTTATCGTATTTTCCGTAACTCGCCAAATCACCAAACACACTGATTGCAATATATCGCAACTTATCCTCAATAGGAACAGTCCCCCACAGTGGGTAATGTTCATCCGGCTGAAAATCTGCCTTACCGCCGTTATATTCCCATTCAACAAAATCACGGACGGAGAGTTTCTGACCGCCCGGAATGATTATTTCAAGCTGTTCCAAAATGTTCTCACCTCTTTGCGTTCTCTCGTTGTTTTCTATTGTATCCAGTTCGCACGATTATGCAACACTGAGAGAGAAATTACAGGACGCCGGAATCTGCCGATAAACAAAGAAAAGCCGCCTCCAATGCGGAGACGGCTCGATGGTATTACATTTCGATTCTCTCAAGATACGGGATAGCGGCACGCATTCTTTCGCACTCCCAACTCCTGCGGGGGTTGCGTTCGTGCTTCTTGATGAACTTCTTCATCTCGGCGGAGGTTTCGGCACCCAGTCTGATGGCGGCTAAGATTTCCCTTGCACCGTCACACTTCATGGCTTTCAGGGTATCCGACTCAATTTCGCGTCCGCCCTCAAACGGCTGCATAAATTTGAGTTTGCAGAACGGGAGGTAGCCTTCCGGTGCATTATCGCCGATATTCCAAATGATATAGCCGCGAGGCGGTTCCGTTACGACCTCGTAGGTGTCGCATACGCCAAGCGCAGAATGATGGATTTTCATTGTTGTACTCCTTATTTTTGTGGCGGTCTTTAGACCGGCTGTGATGATTACAAGTTCAGGGTGACATTGCGGGCACTGGGCTCGTATTTCTTAGTCTCTACCCCGGTAATCTTGAACATATGTCGTGCAGCGACATTGTTGTTCGCATCCCGGTACTTGTCGTCGAGATACACGATACGCTTTATTCCGCTCTGAATGATTGCTTTCGCACACTCGTTGCACGGGAAAAGCGTGACATACATCGTAGACCCGTGCAGGTCTTTCCCAGCGTTGAGGATAGCGTTCAACTCCGAGTGGCAGACATACATGTACTTGGTTTCGAGTTCGTTTCCTTCCCTGCCCCAAGGCATGATATCGTCATCGCAGCCAATCGGCATACCGTTGTACCCCAGAGACAGGATTTTATTGTTGCGCACGATACATGCGCCCACCTGACTGTTCGGGTCTTTGCTGCGCATCGCGGACAGCATCGCAATGCCCATGAAATACTCGTCCCACGAGATATAGTCGCGGCGTTTGGCGGTGTTGTTCTGAGATGCTTCGTTTTTCGGTGAAATGCTCATATGGTTCTCCTTCTTGTCTGATTTAGACAGTGGGTTCGTTTGCGTATTTTTGCGAAAAAATGCGGTGGAGTGTCTTGCCCCACCGCATTGGTATTGGTCAGATGTACTTTTCCCAGAATTTCTCGAAGGTTTCGTCCGGCATCACCATTTCCGTCTCATCGAGGACACGGCTGAACTCGCTGCTGCTGATGTCGGTGCCGATGAAATCCGTGACGGCATCGCGGCCACGCTGCATCATGGCATCTTTCAGGATATACCAACGGTATTTGTGGATGAGCTCCGTCAGAGATTCGCCATCGTTCTCCCAGTAGTCGTTCTTTGTCTGAACATGATACAGGGCATCGAGAACGCCGTCGTAGTCATCGCTGTCATACTCGCTCACGATGGTGTTGAGATTGAACAGACGGCGGTCAACGCCATCGACTTCCACGGTTGCGTTGCTGAACGAGTCATCGTCGCAGGGCTGTGCAGGAACTTCCACAGCAAACACCTCGCGCGTTTTCTTGTTCACCTTGCACGGCAGATAGAACGATGCACCGGAATCAAAGTTCGAGGTGATAACGCCGGATACAATATCGGGCATCGGGTTCTCGCGAGCCTCCTCAAACTCCGGCAGATGGAACACATCCACGACATTCTCGATGTCGTAGTCAAGGGCACGGACCTTCGTGACGATATAGCCGCCGCGCTGCAATTCGAGAACTGCACGGCAGAGGTCAAGCTTAATCTCGTGCTCATTCAGAAGATTACCGTGGCTGTCTTTCACGAGGGTGATTTCGATTGTTTTGTTCTTGGCGGTCGTTTCGGCCAGAAAATAGGTCTTGTCATTGCAAATTTCAAACATGTCATTACGCTCCTTTTTGTGTTGGACGCAAAAAGAGCGGGCCTCTCAGAATCGAGAAGTCCGCCCTTCAAGCGAAATTGTGAATGTACGAAAGGCATAAAACCCTTTCAATATGGAATGTTATCTATCGTACAATACCAATTCTATGCCGTTCGCACATTTTGGCAAGAAAAAAGTCGCTGCCCTCAGCATAGGCAGCGACAAAATTATAATGCTGTTAGATATAATTAGGATTCCATTTTTCACAGCCATAGGAAACAATGGATTGCAAAAACTTTATCGGAACAAGATTCTCGCTGACCGAGGCACCGTTGTCTTTTACATATTGATTGATTTTTTTACGCTCCTCATCGTTTGCGGATTCAACATTGATGAAAACCTCTTTTGTGGTCGGCTCATAGAAGAAAAAGCTGCTGCAAGCAATCTTGACAGTGATGCCCTCACCGTTGCCGTTTCCGATTACGATAGTTATATTTTTTCTTGCGTCAAGCGTCCGTGCGCAGTATACAGACACGCTTTTTGCAATGCGTTGTGACTCATTATCATCGAAAACAAACGCAGGGCTCATTTTATCAGCCATTCTTGCTGCTGCAACTCTTTTGGGAAACTCATTTGCTCGTCTGCTATACCAGGCTCCCTGAAGCGCCAAACTTCTTAGCACATAATCCTTGAGCGTTTCCATCGCACCTCCAAGATAACCATCCTCGTCAATGATGTAATTCACAATGCTCTTATAACTGATGTTACGCACAATACTTTGCGCGTTTAGAAGAAGAAAGTTATAGTGAACCGGTCTGCCTTCGAGCATGGTATAAATAGCATATTGTTCCGCCCGCTCATTCGTTTCCTTGCCATCGCTTAAGGCATGACAGAAGCTTAATTCTTCAATGATTTTCTTGCAGTATGCCTGCTCGAATTGCTGATGATAATCTATCAGCTCTGCTTTAAGCTTTGGACACACGCTGATGAGATAATTGGGTAAACTCCAAAACCGAGTAGAGTCAATGCTGTACCCGGCTTTTTTGAAATTGTTCGAGTAATCACTGGGAAGCGGTGTGTTGTAACTGTTTTTCCACGCTTCCCACCGAAATTCCTGCATATATATCTCGTTAACTCTACTGTTGACCGGCACCTTAAAAATCTTGATATATACCCCACTTTCGCAATTTCGAGGGCAGAAAATGGGGTTTTCATCTACAATAAAGCCTTCGAGAAAAGCTTTGTTTGGATTGTGGAAATATTGATAAATACATTCTTTGTTCAAATATTTCACGTTTTTTATCGCTGCCATAATTCATCCTCCGTTTTCAACATTTTTGTGTTGGACGCAAAAAGAGCGGACCTCTCAAAATCGAGAAGTCCGCCCTTTAAGCGAAATTGTGAATGTACGAAAGGCAGAAAGCCTTTTCGATTTGGAATGGTATCTATCGTACAATACCCATTCTATTCGGTTCGCACATTTTGGCAAGAAAAAAGTCGCTGCCCCCAGCATAGGCAGCGACAAAATTATATGCTATTGATTGAGAGCCTTTTCGGCGTTTTCTTTGACGGTAGCACGGATATCGTCAGATACCTGCAGCACATCCAATGCTGCATCAAGCGTCAGAGTGCCGGAGCGAACAAGTTTTACAACACTTTCGGAAAGCGTTTCAATACGGCCTTTCTCAATTCCTTTTTGTTCGACATAGTCGCTGTAATTGCACATTTGGTTGATACCCTCCTTAACATCGGCTGTTACTTGCAAACCGCATTCACGTGCAAGGTCGAGCTTTTCTTCTACAGGCATATCGTTATCGAATACCGAAGAAAAGAAACGTACCATGTTATTCGCTGATTGTTTGTCCTGCAAACACGCGATGATGATGCAGAAGTTGTCATATTGCTTTTTAGGGAAGTGATGTTCTTTGGCTAAGCAGGTTTCGCTCATGGAATATGTATTACATACTCCGCGAACTTTTTCATCTGGCGCAATGCACAACCAAATACTGTATACTTTTTGTAGTTTATTGTAGTCCGAATTACGAAAGACAGTTTCTTTTTGTGCAGAAATCATTCTGCCGCAATAAAAGCTACCGCGCTTCAGCATTGAGTATCCGGGGTTGAAGTGATTCTGAGCTTCAATATCTACAATGACACGGCTTGGAGGTGATTTACCACCCGGCATACCGATGTCGAACAGAACATCATAGTATATTGTTCCCTCGTTTGTGCTTTTTGACTCGACATTCTTTTCGTTCAGTTTATCCGGCAAGTCATCAACAATGTGACATCCAATTTCAACCGGCGAAGTATTGTTTGCTTGAATTTCAGCCAATTCTTCCGGCGTCATTTGGCTTTTGGCTTTCTTATAAATGATATACTCTTGAATTTCTTCAAGAGACATATCATGGAATTCTGGAATGCAGTTCTTTACAATAAAAGCTGCAACAGCAGTACAGCCAAGCAAAGCCTTGCATCCGGCATCCAAATAAGATTTTTCGTTGTTGATGGCATGTCCGACGGTATTAAGACCTTCCAATGTCTCTTACCTCCTTTATTATACCATGTTCGCAAGAAAAATGCACTACTATGCTGGATAGAAAGTGCTTTTGTACGCAAAAAAGAGTGGGCCTTCCCTTTTTGGGAAAGTCCACTCTGATTGCGGATTGTAAATGATACGAAAGGCGGAATGCCTTTGTCGATTGCTGGTATCTATCGTATAATACCTATTCTATTCCGTTCGCACATTTTGGCAACAGAGCAGCGAGAAAAATCAGGAAACAGTCGTTGCTCCCGGCAACCATCGCTGCGGATTTATGCTTCAAACCTTTGTACAAGCATCATAGGGACGAGGTTTTCGCGCACAAAGAACCCGCAATCTTTGACATAGCAGTTTACTTTTTTACGTTCGCCCTCGCAAATATCGCAGATGTTTACGAAGATTTCTTTTGATTTCGGCTCATAGTAGAGAAAGTTGTCAAGAGGAATCTTAATCTGCATATTTCCGGCGCTTTTGTTGCACAGCGTTACATCGACAATGTTCTTTTTGCAAACAGTTCCCTTATGGGAATTCAGAAGATGTCTCGCTGCTTTCTGGGATTCGTTTTTGGTCGGAACGAACATGTTAGTCATCTTACTTGCAAGCCTCGCTGCCGCAACCTTTTTGGGAATATATGCACCGGTAGGCGTTTCCTTTGATGTCGTTTTAAAGTTCCTTCTGCTGAGACTTGTCAACAAAGAAGTTGTGAATCCTTCAGGGTCACAAGCATAGTTGAGACCCAACTCGTAGTAGCCAAGTACACTGACTGGATATAAAGTTTGCAAGGCGTTCTCGATATAGTCGAAATACACCGGCTTCTCACGCTTAGAGAGCATATCCAAAATCGCGTACTGTTTTGCCAGATTCTTAACGGCCTCGCTCTTTTCTACGCCAGCGTCAACTGCGTATTCCTTCAAAACCTTTCTGGTAAACGCATCCCAGAATTCAGACACAAAATCAGCATCATCGAACTTCTGCCTACTTTGAGTGCAAATTCTCCAAAGCGGCTCCATAAGCCAAAGACGAGACGAATCAATGACAACCCCGACCTTTTCAAATTTGGTATCTTTCCCAAACTCCTCTATCGGACGGTTGCTGTCACCTTCAAACGTTTTGTATGGGATAGCTTGCATGTATACTTCGGACGCTTTATCTCTAACGGGAACCTTCAGCAATCGGACATATACACTCCTATCCGTTTCTGTTGGAAAACCGTAGCTTTGAGGGATAAGTCCCTCGAGATAGGTTTCACTTGAATTGTGCAGATAGTCAAGAATCGTATCAGCATCCAAATATCTTATAGCATCCATAGGGTAGACTCCTTTTTCAGCTGTTCGCAGCCATAGGCAACCACTGCTGCGGGTAGGCACGAAGTTTCTCCCTAGGCACGCAATCGTTCAGAGCGGAGTTTTCAGCGAGCGCCATGTCGATGATGTAATAATCATCACCATTACGCATCACATCTATACTCCACTGCCCTACCAGTTCCACGGCGGGAAGAATCTTCTTGATTTCCTCCAGAATCATCCGAGCACTGTCATCATATCGAGATTGCAGGATATCCTCGTGCATCTGATAGATGACATAGTCGTGGCGTTCCTGCGGCGTACTTGCATTCTTGAACTTGCCCTTCATCACATCGGCACGCCAATAAGAACTGATACCCAGCACCTCATCAGCGTCGAAATCGACGAATACGCGGTACTCAGTATGCAGCGGCAAACCGTTGTAGATGGTCGGGTTGTGTTCCTTGTCCTTGATATACTCTCTGAGCACCCACTCGTTCGTTGTATTGGCACCATAGAAGCAGGTATTGTTCAACGGCGAAGCCATAGAACAGGTCAGATGATTCAGGAACAGGAAATACTCGCCCATCTCATTGATTTCCTTCGGGTCATGGATATGAGCGTTGCGGAACTCATACTTGGAAGAATAAGTTCCGGTCTTGATGAAGTAATCCTCGTGCTCATCCAGCTTGAATATCCGCTTACAATAGCGGTTCACGATTTCCTTGGTCACTGGATTCAGGGTTTCAAAGCCAAGGCGAGTGAGTTGCAGCATCGGCAGCGGAACACGCAAAATCTTGGTATCAGGAATCCTGAAGAACTTGTTCCCGCACAACGCTTTTGCCAGCGGCGGAAGCCAGAATCCCATCGTGTTGGGATTCATTTCGAGCATCTGGTAGGTGAAGTCGTCAAGGTCAAGAATATCAAGACCCTGACGAAACTGGTTGTAGTAGAACTTCTTCATGCGGTCATCGCGTGCATCCTTGTACTCGGCGTAATTCTGAAGCAGAATCTTATACGATGGCTCCGAAATATCGACCTTCGCAAGATTTCCTGTCAGCTGAGGTCTGAGTTCTTCCGGGTATTTTTTCAGGTCATCGTTCGTTACCGTTACAGCGTATCGAGATGCCGCATAGTTCACATAGTATCCGCCGCGTTTTTCGTTGTAGATGTACAAGCGAGTACCATCTGTTAACTCACCTACGATACGGTCGATAAGCGCTTCGAGGTCCCGTGTAAACGGCACCCTCTTGTCGAGCATAGCCTTGACAGTAGCGGTATCCCACTGTAAAAAGTTCTCGGATAATGCCCCGCTTTCCAGCACCTGTTTTTTATAGGTGTCCTCGAATGTTTTGAGGGCATCAGGGCTGGTTTTCAGCATTGCGGCAAGTTCTTCGTAGGAAAACGATTTATCTTCCTTTTTGGTCATCATTTTACCGATTTTGGCAATCATATTTTAGATTTCCTCCTTTTTGGGAATCAGGTGTTTGCAAAATCCGGATTCTTCCAAATCAACTTATTCCCGTAATAGACTTCGGGAATGTACTTGATGGGAATTCTGCGATTGTCTTCGAGTTGCGAATCGTTGTTCGTGATAAATTCCTCGATGCGATTTTCTTCACTGCGCGGGGTGATGTTACAAGTCGAGAAACCTCCACCGTACAGGATATCACTGTTCATCATACCTTTGACCGGATACTTTACTTCGGTCGTTTTACCGTTGATGTTCAGGACAAGGCGAACGGTTTTGTATTGCTTAGCAAGTTCCACAAGAAGCCTGAACATGATTTCCTGAGTGTTCGGACTATTGTACTTTCTCATATACTCTTCCGTCAACTCTTCAACCACAGCCAATGTAATCCCGTATAGGCGTCCAGGCCGCCCGGAATTTGCCTTTTTGATTTTCTCCATCATTCGCTCCGCCCAGCCGGTTGGATTAGCAAGATAATCCACTACCAGTTCATCGCCGTTTGTGGATGTCAGACCAAAGCAAGACCCTTTTCCAATCTCATCGACAATGCTGTCAATAGGGCTGCGATAATTCTTATGCCCATTTATTATGCGACAGAAAGCGTTCTGTCGTGCTATCTTGTCGTAATGACTGCCCTTGAGAATTTTCTTGTCTTCTTCCGTCACATTCTCTCGGAACATATCGAACAGCTTCTGTGCCATTTCCTCTATGACAGAATCCGAGGTAAAAGAAGAACGGCAGAAAATCGTTTTGAAGTCACATGTTTCATTGACGGTTTTGGCATTGTCGACAACGAGGCAAAGGAAGCGTATCTCTTGGTTGAATGTTACGGGTTTGTTTTCCCAGATTCCGTAAAACCGCTGCCCGTACAAGGCATCTACCTTGTGCTCGCCATTGGCGAGCGGCACACGAATGAAACGGTAGTAGCGCCCGGACGGTTTTCCGGTATCGAGAATTGTGTTGCCTTCGAACACGGATGCGCCGGATTTGATAGCCTGCTCAAAATCCTCACGAGTTAAATTGATAGTCATAATTTCTTCCTTTCTGTTTTTTGTTATTTTTCAGCTGTTTTCTTCGATGCACAATTTGCTGCTACGAATGTTTTCCAACCATTTTTCATCCATAGCATTGCCGAGGCAATACTTTTTCTGGGATTCGTAGGACAAATCGCAGCCGGAAACGACATCACCGATGGCGTTCAAGTACAGCTCGCCGCTGTAAAAGTCGATGCCGCCGGTTTTGCTGAATTCGTATTCGAGCTTGTCTACATGAGGTTCACGCTTCTTATAGATATCCGAATCGAGATTCTTAGCACGCCCTTCGTTCAGTAAACAAGCCCGATGAAAGTCCGTCACCTTATCGTTACGGTTATATTTCAAGCCACTAAGGATACTTTTACTTTCATATGGGATTGCTTCATGGAAATCATCGCTGCTGATACAAAGACCACACGAATAGTCATCCTTGTCATCGCAATAATTCCACCACTCCAGACTCGCCATAGCAAGGTCAGCCATCTTATCGAAGGCTTTTCCGTTGGTGACCATGTAAAAGCTTCCAACGGCGATACCGCGCTCTTTGACAGCTTTCAAGGTGTATCGAATTGCAGGTATGTTCAGAGAAATTTCGCCGCCGGTAAAGGTAAGAGAGCTGATATAAGCTCCCTTCTCAAAGCTGTCGAGAAAAGCATCGATGTACTTTTCCTGAATATCGATGCTTTCGGCATCTCCGCGCAGGCAGTGCGCACAGCACATATTGCACCGGCGCGTAACTTCTATGAATACGCTGTTTGCGGCATAAATACGCATTTTTTCATGTCCTTTCTGTTATTCTTCCGCGCAATCCTCGTAGTCGTCCATGAAGTTCTCGTTGCGGTCAACGACAACATTCACATCCGGCGGCGCAATTTTAGCCAGACCATAGTTCAAGAAGAACGAGCCGGGAATGTCATCGACATCGCCCCAGTTCCAGCAGCCACAGTTGATTTCCAGCTGTCGTTTGCCTTCGTCCGTCTTGAGATAGTCCATGACAGCACTGCGCAGGACGCTTTCTGGGTCATGGATTTGCTCCGGATTGTAGCTGAATTGCATCAGTGTGCATTCCGTTGCGGATAAGCCAATGACCTCATTGGCGACGATTGTAAAAACTCTTAACATTGATGTTTACACTCCTTTTTTGTTTTGACGCAAAAAAAGCGGACCTCTCAGAATCGAGAAGTCCGCCCTTTAAGCGAAATTGTGAATTGTACGAAAGGCACAATACCTTTTTGATATGGATGTTATCTATCGTACAATACCCATTCTATTCGGTTCGCACATTTTGGCAAGAAAAAATCGCTGCCCATTTGTGTAAACAGCGACTGATTTACTTGCTATCGTTTTAGTACCTTATCGGCGTTTGCCGTTTTCGAGTCAGCCAGGGCGCGTTCCTGAACCCGGTTCGTCCAGAGCGGGACATTCCGTGTACTACTCAAATAGGCTTATATGGATTGGATGCCGATTGGATATCTATGGTTTGCAGTATCCGCAAGGCGTATATCCCTGCTCGATAAGTTCCTTTCTTGTGCCGGTATACTCCTCCCTGTTTGCATCGCTTATCTGAGATGCAGAGGAGCAGTCTGGACGGTGGAACTTGAGAGAATTCGTGTTCAGGATATATGTCTCGGAAATTGTGTCAGGCTGCTGCGGCTCATCTATCTCGGCAGCAGAGGTATCAGCATCCTTGTGGTATTCCCCATACGAGAAGGTAACTTCCGAACCGTCAGAGGTGCAGTAAATATCACCAAGTTCGTCCGTTCTGAACACCTCAACTCTCGCGCTGGCCAGCTTTGTAAGGGTCTCGCTGTGCGGATGACCGTAGCTGTTGTCCTTGCCGCAGGATATGACCGCATAAGTAGGGCTCACGGCATCCAGAAATGCCTGAGAGGTGGAGGTGCTGGACCCGTGATGCCCGACCTTTAAGACTGTGGATTCAATGTCCTGTCCGGATTCGAGTATCTTCTCTTCCGTTTCCTGCTCGGCATCACCGGTGAACAGAAAGGATGTATCTCCGTAGACAATGCGAATCACGATGGAAGTATTATTCGTGTCCTCAGGCACGGAATTGACAGCCACAACGGTGACGGAGGCTTCCCCTAGGGTGAATGTATCCCCCACTGCCGGGATGGTAATACCACCGCCTCTCTCGTCCGCACGAGTCTTAAAGTTCCGGAACGCCTTGCTGTCATACTCTGTCACAGGACAGAATGTGACATCGGCTGTGTCAACCTCAAAGGCACCAGAAAGACCTCCGATGTGGTCTTCGTGGGCGTGTGTTCCTACGACATAGTCTAAGTGTCCATCCGTTTCGCGCTGTAATACAGAATATACAAGGTTCGAGTCATCAGCATTGCCGCCGTCAATGAGCATCGAGTGCCCATCACAGGTAACGAGGGCGGAATCTGCCTGCCCGACATCGATAAAGTGGATGGTAAAGCTGCCGCTTTCCGATACGCCAGCCGTCTCCTGACCGCTTTGTGCGGTAGTTTCTGAGACGACCCCGGATACAGGAAGGCTTCCCGGAGATTCCGGTGTCTGACCGCAGCCTGTGAAAGCCAGTGTGAAGAATACAGCGATTATCGCAGAAATTCTCCGAAGAAATTCGTGTTTGGTTTGCATATATTTATTTCTCCTTTCAAACAAAAAAAGCGGACCCGTCCCCAGAAAGGGACAAGTCCGCTAAAAACGAAATTGTGAATTGTAAGATATCTGGTATCTATCGTACAATTCAATTCTACTGGTATCGCAAGAATCTGCAATACTTAAACCGTATCCGAACCTTCATGACACAGCATCCTGTCCGCATAAATACAGCAGAGAACCAAGCCAAGGCTCGCAACGCAGCCGAACGCGACATGCTTCGGGGAAAGAAGGAGCCATTCGATGTCGTTCATTACTTTCACCCAAAACAAAACGCCCATCATAGTAATGATGAGCGGAATAAAGATAGTTACTGTGTAATGCAGGAATTTTCGGAGTTTTCTTTTTTGCATCCTAAAACTACATCTCCCAATCATGCTTGCAAAACAGCCTGAACCACATATCGCTGATTCGTTGGGCTGTAATACCCAAACGGATAGCAGGTATACATGATAAGTTTATCGATTCCGTCTGTGAAATTAACGAGGACAGTGCCGTCATCCGCAATCACAGTGCTTGCGTCCGAGGACACATAGCCGGGTTTTGCCAGGGTGACGGAATACACATACTCGCCGTAATCTGTATCCACAACAAAGTTATCCCCTATGCTGACATATTGCAGCAGAGAAAACACGCTGTCATTATGAGAGCAAAGCAGATGTCCTCCGGTCACACCGACTTGGTAAGAACCGGGATACTGATACACCCCGCCGCGTTGATTCAAAAGACTCTGGTCATCGCCCCAGATAAGAGAAGCGTTAAGACCAATCGCGTCACAGGTAATCGTGCCGTAGGCTTGACCCCATGCTGCAGGGGCAATATCACCCCAGACAGAGGTCGCTGCCGCAGGTTCGGAAGTCGGCGCAGGCGTCGGTTCGGGAGTCGGACCCGGGGAAGGTTCTGGTTGCGGTGTAGGAGCCGGTTCAAAAGGCGCAGACGGTTCCGGGCTCGGTTCCTGTACGCCGGATAAGTCCGGGATTTTCTGCGCTTCTTCTGCTGTTTCTTGCGTCGCAGATTCAGAGGTGCTGAGAGAGGATTCAGATTGTGCTGATTCGGCAGGCAGAGGTTCCGCTTGCCATGAACAGGCTGCAACACTGGTCAGCACAGCCAATGTTGCAACGAGTATCAGTGCTTTGGTTCGCCGCATTTGAGTTTGTCCTTTCTAAAGCAAAAAATATATAAAAAAGCTGCCCTCAGTTCTTGTCGAACCGGGGCAGCCTTTTAGCAACGGACAGAATCAGCCATTTTTGTGTGCTTTCCGAAAGAATTTGTGGCTTACACTCCTTCGTCTTTCGGATTCCGCAGGTACTCTCGCCGTCATAATAGAGTAGGACGCCAATATCTTCGGGTATCTCTCCTTTGACCTTCTTATATAGCTCTGTGGGCATCGCATAGTAGTTGCAGTGCCCGATGAAATTGTGCCCGTGTGCCGAGTGAAAATCGCTCACGGAAATCTTGATTTCCACACAAGTGATGACGGCATCAAGCGTATACAGATGATTCGTCTTGTGGAAGTGGCACCATCGCTCGGAACAGTGCTCCCTGCAAAAATCCGGCGATGAAATATTCTTGACGCAGGTTGCTGCTTTCGCCTTTTTCTGTATCACAGCAGGCGGAACATCCGTATCCGTTTCGATGAGCGAGGCTAGTTTACAGGTTCCGTATTTGGTTTCAGCGGTAAAGCATTCCTGTACCCGGACAAAATCGACCAATCCGGATTTGACAGACCCGCATTCGACCGGCACTTCTAAGGCATCGAACCCTTTCCGAAACGAATCTGCTCGATACCCGCCGTAGCTGGTTGGATGCCACGCATGGAGCGCAGCCTCGATATCGCGGGTCAGCTGAGTTTTCGCCATCTGACATCACCGGAAAATCTGCTGACCAATCTCAACCATCTTACGGCGTTTGCGGTGCAGCGATACAAGCTGGTACACAACGACGGCAAATGCCGCAGCGGCAAGAAATTTCAGAATCTTTTTCATGGTAGTCCTCCTTAGTCAGTTCATGGTTTAGTGTTTTATCATTGCTCCGCAGTGTATTGCCGCAGCATGAGTTCCTGCACGGTCATCACCGTGAAGCCTTCCTTTGCCGCCTCATTGAGGGCTTCGTAGTAGTCATCCACATACAGAGCCTGTGCAGCATTCAGACCGGCAGCTTGGGTCAGAAGTTTCATGACGGAGGTCTTCCGTTCGGGGGTGGCAGTCCCGATGACATCGAGGAACTGTCCCGGATAGTGCATTTCAAGCCACTGCTTTTTATACGGCAGGGTCATACTGTCCTGCACGCGGGTAATGCAGTATTTTGGGATACCGTCGCAGCTTTCGATAAAATGCTGAACAAGCGTATTGGCTTCTCCAATCTCATCGAATACCCTGTACCCGCCCCGGTTCTCCGCCTCATACCGCAGCAGCCGTGCGCGGTGTGCGTCGGCAGTCGCGTCGAGTTTCTGTTCCCGATAATGGATGAGAAGGGTATCATCGAAATCAAAGAACATCATACGAATTTTAGAGAAATTCACTAATATCACCTTCCTTCAGTTTCTCGCCGATGCAATTTCATGTCGAACAACCTCAGCTTCGGTGTAAAACTCATCGCTGTAGTCATCATCGCTCGTTTTCTGACAAACCTTGTGCCGGTGCGGCGCGGAGCCTTCCTGCTCGATGAAAATGCGCCAGATGCCGGAGGAGAAGCAGACAAAGAGAATCGTGTTGTCGTCCAGAAAGAGCCTGACACCGGCAACATCGAAACACGCGATTTCATCCTCGAAGTATCGAGAATTTTCGATACAAACGATATCATCGCTATAGCCGTAAATCTTGACCATTCTGCTACTGCCCCCTTACTTGATTACAAAATTCTTTGTAGCATCCTCTGCCTCACTGTACCGGCTCGCATTGCGCCTTGCAGCCTGCAAGAGAACATCACGCTCGCCATCGAGTGCCGCCTGCATCGAGGTCTGCTGTACCCGCTTGGCATGGGATGTACGAGCGTCCTTGTACTGCGGATACTCTGCGACGATTTTATCCATTAAAGCCCAGCGTTCCTTGTCGGAAAGTGCGTTCAGGTTGATGTTATCGCGGCGCAGCCGTTCAATCGCATAGTCTAAATACGCAAATTCTTCCGCAGACGGGATGGCTTCGATATAGTCCCGCATCGTGGCGGGAGGACCGTTATAGGTCGCTATCGCCTCGTTGTACAGCGTTTCTGCAACCTCTGACCCGTACCACTTATCGGGCTCGTAGCCGTGGTTCCGGTACACCTCCGCTACCCATAAAGGAAATGCTTCGCTGTAGGTCATATAGTCCCTCCTTCTCAGAAGTCCCCGAACGAGAGCTGACGGCTCTGCGAGACCGGGATATTGGTTTTGGGCTTTGACGAGTGCTTAACTTCCCCGTACTTGGCGAGATTCCGGCATTTATATCCGTAGCCCTTCTGTGCGGCAGAAATCGACTTGTATCCGTATCCGCTTGCATCGTCCAGCACCTGGTCCTTGTCGTTCAGATTGACGACAATATACCGCACATCATTGGGCTTAGAGAGCCGGGACGAACGAATAACGGTATAGGGGATGCGCTTATCGAATTGAGGCTTTTCTTCTTCCGGGTCCGGTTCGGGCTTTGCGACCTTCTCCTCTTCCGGCATTTCAAGCTGGACATCGACCCCTGCCTTAACAAGGGATTCAAGCGTAGAGGCAAGGGTCTCATACCGCGTATTCTCCACGGTATTCGTATCCTTCTTTTTCCGCTCCTTCCAGACCTTCAACAGTTGACGTTCGCTGAAATTGATGATAAGACCACGGTCTTTAAGCATCTTACGAACAACATAGGTGGAAAGCGAAGCGTAGTTCGCATATTCACCGATATGGTGCTTGATATCCACCTCGGTCTTGGACATAGCTGCTTCGAAATCCCTGTGATTGTCGAGCCAATCCTCAATAACGCTGAGCAGTTCCTTCTTGGACATGGATTCCTCTACCAGCTGCTTGTTTTTCCGGACATAATCCTCACAGGCTGCGAGAATCGAATCGTAGCCGTTCATGGCGCTGTTATCGATGATTTGACGGTTTGCAGCATCCACGATGATATACTGTTCACCACGGCGGATGATAGAGATACCTTCATCAGCCGTTTTCTTCTCTTCCTTGACATTGCCGCCGACATCGAATTCCGGCAGCGAATCATCGGTCATGATTTGCTCGATGATGGTATCGAGGTCCTGCGTATAGTCCTTAGAAATCGTATAGCTTTCTGCCTTGGCAAAGACCTGTTTCGTGATACAGGTGATTACCGCGTCCAGGAACTTGTCAGGGTCCGGAATCTCGATTTCATACATCATGTTATCGCGGATATTCCAGACAACACCCTGCTTTAACCCGGTTGCCAGCATATAGCAGGCACATTGCAGGAAATGCTTGTGCGCGAGCGAAGACACGAATTTCAGCAGATAGACCTTGTTGTCCTTCACGACATCCGCCATTCCGCTGATAACAAGTTTCTTCTTTGCCTTGGTATCTACCATGGCAGTCAACTCACAGCGTTCCTGTACGGACTCATCGGGAGTGAACACCATTGACAGACGCTTGTTCAGGTCGGTTTCCTGCGCTCTCGTAATGAAGGGAAGCTCGACCTGTTTTACATACCGGTCCTGACTCGTCATCAGCATCGTCAGGAACAGCACCTTCTCCTCCACGGATTTCCAGCTGGCAGGCAGTGCTACCTTCTTGTCGTTATGCAGGTACATGTAGAAGGCAATCGCGCTGTCGATATCGTAGTAGTCAAAGAAGTTTGCCTGCTGGTAGATGCCGACGCAGGGAGCCAAGTCAATCATCGCATCCGAATGCTTGATTTCGATTTCATGTACATCTTTATGGAAGACCGGCGTCGTATTGATAAGCTGGTAGCAGTGCTCTACATCCTCATCAAACTTGAAATCGAACATTTCAGAGATATCGAACTTTGTATTGAACTCCTGATTCATCTTGACGGGAGTCATCAGGGTTTTATCGCTGACCAGCCCAAATCTGTCCTCTTTTTTCGGAGGCTCTACAAAGATGACCTCATCCTTACCGCGACTCGCCGCAACACAGAAAAGGTTTCTCAGAATCTCATACCGCGCCATAGGCTGAAATACACGGGAGCACCAGTAGGATTCCGTGAAATCAAAGACAACACAGATAGGGCGTTCCATGCCTTTACTGCCGTCAAAGGTCGTAAAGATACCGACATCTGCTCCGGGTGCTACATGCTTTTCGCCGTCCGGTTCCTTGATGCTGGCATATACATGGTTCTTGTCATAGAGGTTGCCGGGTCTTGCTTCCAGTTCATTCAAGACCTTGACCATAGACCCCGTTCTGGTTCCGAGACACAGGACATCCTTCGGGTTCTTGGTATCCAGATAGTCTACCACCTGCTCACGGGACATGGTCGATACCTTACAGTTCTTGTTCACGCCGTTGATATCCTTGCCCCAGATGTTTCCGAGCCGCTGTGCAAGGTCATGGGACAGGCGGAAACATTGCGTGAAATTGACCTGTGTGTGCTTGCCTAAGAACTTATGGATGAACGACCAGATATCCAGCGAGGTCTGGTCATAGATTTTCTGTTTCATGTCCCCGACTGCGATGATTTGAAGACCGGGGTTCGATTCCTTGATGTATTCGAGCATCTTCGAGATTTCCTCGTTGATGTCCTGATACTCGTCGATGATAAGCACGTCAAAGTGCCCGACAGGAACGCGCTTCCTCAAGACCATCCCAATCTGCTCGCCCTGTCCGACATTCTTGATGCCGCGCCGGTACAGGATTTTCGAGGCAAATCCATGATAGTTCTGGACCGTGACATTATCGTTCAGAATCTTTTCCTGTGCATCGAGTTTCAAAAGCCGGTTATAGGTCAGGTACAGAATTTCCTTAGAGGAATCAAACTCGTTGCACAAGACATTGATGGTGGATGTCTTACCGCTTCCGATACAGGCATCGCACAACACGTTTTTCCCGTCAAGCGCCAGCCGTACAAGGTCCTGCTGTTCGCTGGACAAGTCTTTGAGCGTCATTGTAATCCCTCCGAATACTAGAATGGCAGGCAACAAAAAGACCCTGACAGCCACTAAACAGCCGCCAGGGTACAGTTTTTAGTCTATAATTTAGATTGTATGCAGTTCGCACGAATGTGCAAGAGGCTGTGGATAAAAATCGCTGTTTGTATATTTTATTTTATCTGTTAACCGCCAGCAGAAAGAGGTTAGAGGAGCATGGGTGATGCAGTGCCCCTATACCAACTCGATACATTCCGCCTCAACACGGTGCCATTTATCGGTGCTTGCATCATATTCCAGCACATCTTTTCCGACCATTTCCCCGTTTTCGACGTACTCTAAAATGTGTCGAACTTGCATCGGCGGATTGTCGTTCTTTGCGTGCCACAACGCTATATCCTTGTTGTCGATGACGAACGCAGGCTTGTAGCTTACAAATGGGCTACCGAGAGGCTGTGCTTGCCGACTTGCCTCGTAATATGATTTCACATAGCCATCACGGGAGGTGCTGCGAATAGCACGAGCGCCTTCTTTGTCGCCTTTCTCGTCCAAGGTTTGTGCAATTTCGTCCACACACCGGTAAAAATGCGTAGAATCCTGACTGTTTTTGGCAAAAATCAGTTTTCTGATTAACCGCACTGCGTCTTGCTGCGTCACAAACCGCTCCTTTCACTTTTCTGTCGAAACCAAGAAGATTTTCTTTGAGAAAATCCCCTTCTCCGACGATTTCTGACTTCTGACCTGTTCAATTTCTCGTTTGGAAACAGCGCAAGTCTTACCCATAGCGTACAGGACCTCCATCACATCCGCCATTTCTTCGGCACAGTTCAGAACGCTTCGTTCCTTGGCTTTGTAGGCTTCCAGCAGTTCAGCGACCTCTTCCTGCAGTTTGTTTGTCAGAGCGTCCTCGTACTCTTTGTCGGACAGCGTGCGCGTCACACAGGTCTCCCCGTTCTTCTCAATGATTGCCGGGATATTATCTCGGACAAGTTTCTGGTACATCATAGTTTTACGCTCCTTCCAATTTACAGTGCCGCAGCGGTATGCGCAGCTCACGACAGGTGTTTTCGATTTCTCGTTCGTTTTCGGCTCCATCAAACACTACACATCCTTTTTGCTGCTGTTTGGCGAGGTATGTGGGCAAATCATCATTTGCAACAGGTATGAAAGAGTATCCCCGCTCGCTGGCGTACATAGCTGCCAAAGCAGCCATCTTCTTACCGGATTCTGCTACAATGACGACCTTTTCCCGTTTTGCCAGCATTCTGTCGAGGTATTCCGACATCTGCTTGCGGGATTTTGTCATTGACATGGGCGTTCCGCCTAGCCCGCAGAAGAACCAACCCTTTTCACAGATTTTGTCTTCGCACTCCAGACATTTCAAGTAAACGACATTTCCGTTCGTATATGGGCAATAGTTACCCATACTTACACCTTTTTGAAATGTTGTTCAATATATTTATCCGGCAGCGTAATGTGCATCTTATCCGGACCTGATAGTTCCTTGAAGTTCTGCTCGCCGCCGCACCATTCCAAGCGCCAGATGGTCCCGCGTTTTACCCGATATGGAATTTTCTTGCCATCTTGACCGATGGCATCAAGCCATACATCGAACGGCTTGACGCATTTGTAGTTGGTATTGTGCATGCTAATCCTTTACTTTTTGGGCAGCACCCAAATCTCAACGTTCACATTCCAAGCATTGGCGGCTTCTTCAATGAGATTCAGCACTGTCACCCAGTTTCCGCCTGCCAGTCCGCAGCCGAGACCGTAAGGAACGCGGAAAGTTGCATTAGGGTGTTCTTTCATTGCTCTGAAAAGAGCCGTTCCCAGCGCCGCGTAGTTCGTCTGACGCTTATCTCTGCCAAAGCTTGATTGCCCGAACAGGTTGGCAACATATAGCTGCGGGGCGACCTGAACCACCTGAAAGTCACCGAGTTTCTTAGGATTGCAAACTTTCACATACTCGTCGAACACAATGGGCCACTTATCCCGAATCTGTCTGGCAAGACCCGCACCCATCGCGGCACGACAGTTCACCTGATGGCAGATGATAGTATTCTCGTTACGAGTCGGCGGTGTTAAAATATTGCCCTCAATAAGGTTGACACTCATAGTCATTCACCAATGTCTAAGATTTCGTATTTTCTCGCTGCGAACCCCAGCAACTCATTGTAGATTCTTGTTGCGATTTCCAAAAACTCAGTATCGCAGATTTCTTTTCTGCGCAGGAAACGGTTGTCCTTCTGCATCTCTGCAGCGGTATTTGCCACGATAGCCCAGATGCAGCTGTTAATGACAACGGGCGGCACAATGTCGTCTGCCCAATTCTCAACCGCATATTCGCTGACCGCATATTGCGTGTCATACACCCCATCGTTAAGTTTCGCGCTATAAAACTTTGCCTGTCTCTCGCCCATGATGGAGTTTATGATGCTCCGGGCAGTCTGGATATCTTTGCCCTCCACATTGCAGATTTCAGGACCAAAGAAGCCTTTCGTCTTGTTGCTGAGAAGGACAAGCTGCATCGCCAATGCCGTAGCGCACTTGGAGAATTTCTTGGCATAAGTATCCGGTATCTCAACAGGAATATATTCAGCCGCAGGACCCTGCAGATAGTATTTCTGTGTATCTTTTTTGTCGTGCGAACTCTCGAACAAAATCGAGGGCAACGCAACCATAATCGCTTCATTTACATTTGCTTTAACAGTTCGTAAAACTGCGATATTTGCCAGCATTCTTTTACCATCCTTGCTTTTTACTGAGCCTGATATTTTGCGATAATTCGCCTTGCTTCCCTTTTCGGTACGCCGAACAGAGATACAGCAATTCGACTCAGCTTATCCTTCTGTGTGGGGTCTGTCAGGAGCACGATGCGATGCATATCATGGATGTCAGTAGCGACAACCACCTGAGCATATCCGATTTTATCTTCATCGAACAGCCGCTTTAATTCTTTTGCAAACTCTTCCCTGCTGAGTTTAAGCATATAATCGCTGTTAATGAACATGTCGAGTGGGAAAATATGCTCGTTATCGAACTCCTTCGGATGCGCATTTGCAAGGTCGAGTTCCGGCTTGAACAAAGCTGTATCATGCAGCAAGCCGTGAATAATACCGGCTGCTTCTCCATTTTTACAATCAATCACAAACTGCCCTCGCTGTGCATCAGCCATAGGTTGTCCCCTCCGCCAGTTTTTCGTATATATTCTGTGTGCGTGTGTTGTTTTCGTCTTTGTGCATGAGCACGACATTTGCCATGCTTGTATAATAGCTGGCTTCACTGTTACCTTCCACAGTAAATTTTATGTTCTGCCCGCCATCGACTACCTCGTAGTTGATGAGTTTACCCGTGACCCATTGATTGTAATAGCGGAAGTATATGTAGTTGTATTCCGTGGCTGCGGTCTCAGGTGTCATGTTTTTATCCGACCCTGCTGTCTCGGCAGTCTCAGGGGTTGCCATCCGAATGATTTGCGCTGGCAGTTCCTTGATGCCGTCCATGGTCTTGTCTGCCACCTCACTGCATCCCTCGAACGCTACAGAAATGGTTGCGACAGCAAGAAGGAAGAGTGCTTTGTGGATGAACGAGAGGAATCGCTTCATAGACATGCCTCTGAAATATCTTCGATGATACGGAATGTTTTGCTTGTTTTGATACTTGCATTATACCATGAAGTTGTATTGAATACAACGATGAACGCTATATGTTCACGGATTAGATACATTTTTGGCAAAGCAAAAAAATGCCCGCAAAAAGAAAAGACCCGCCTGTTAGCCGCAGGCAGGTCTTTCTTCGCAGTGAGCATTTAAGGTCGGCTCTGGACCCTATTCGTCTTTACCGAAGCAGCGTCACAAACGCTGTTTGGCATATTCTATTGTATGCTGGTCGCACGGGTCGTCAACTTTGTTTTGCAGCTACACAGCAAAAAAGAGTCTCACCCGCTGATGCAGGCAAGACTTCTAATTGGCTCAGCTTAATCTTCGAGGTCGAAACTGTACCCTTTCTTATCCATCGTCACGAAGCCATTGCGGGTCTGACATTTGCTGTCACCGAAATAAGCTTCGAGGGTCATGCCGGTGTCCTCGCCATCCAGCCATTGTGGGCGTATATAGGCCGCAAGGTCGTACAATACGCCGACAGCGTAGGCAATCAGTTCATCGCTGTTCATCGCTTCGTTGACCGCATCGTCATTGGCCTCGACAGGAATGCCGATGGAGGCGGTAATGGTATCGAGCGTGTTGTCGTCCAAAGCTCTGCCTACGGTGAGCTCAAATTTCAGAGTGTTAGTTTCCATGATGGATTCTCCTTTGTATTGATGTGTGCTTGCTACACTTTCAATTCTAGGCCATTCGCATAGGCGGTCAACTACCACACTACCCTGAAATCCGGCTTGGTCGGATTTTACGAAAATTTCTTTTGGAAACAAAAAATAGCCCGCACAGAACTGAATCTGTACGGGCTCGTATTAGTCATGAGGATGTTCGTGGCATGGGTCAGGCGGCATACCATGCGGGTCAGGCTCGGGGAAGCGACCATGGTCCCCGATGATTTCCGAAGTACGGATACCGTTCGCTTTCCGACATGCCTCGATGGTCTTAGAAAGCACTTCCTTGACATCACGCGGGTTCTTTATACGACGGATATCGATTTCCGGCGTCATAGCATCTGTGGAGCAGAGATGAATGCTGCCGACACGGCAAAGGCGCTCATAGAAATTCTGCTTGAACGCGATGTCCCGGACGCGGTACAGCTGAATTTCGTCCTCGCGCAGGTTAAAGCAGCCACGCTGGATGATGAGTTTGGTCTCGGTCAGGGTGTACTTCGTAAAGGACAGCGGCAGAGAAAAGATGGTGTGGCGTTTTCGGTCGGTCCAGAGAATTTTCTCCTTGTCCAAGTCGATGCCGAACTCGCCGTTTTTGAGGGTGGACATGGTATGGCTCCTTTCGTGATGGGATTTGTTTGGGTTGTTGGTATTCTACCATTTTGGTATCAGTTTAGTCCGTTTTCGTCGTATTTGTCGCTTTTTCCAAGATTACAAATACTACACAGCGTTCTAAGGTTTTCGGGTTCCGTCTTCCCGCCTTTAGATACCGGAATTATATGGTCCACATGGAGCGTAATTCCGTCCTTTTTTGGCGTTCGTCCGCAAATCACGCATTTGAAGTTGTCCCTCTTTAAAATATCATATCGTAAAGACGGCGTCAAGATTTTGCGCTGGTACTCTTTGGTTTCGCGTTCTTTTTCCAATGCGTATGATTGATTTACATAGTCCTCAACATCTTCAGTAGAATATGTTTGATGGTTTGCATAACGATTACGACCGGCAGGCGATGTATATCGGATTGAACAGGTTATCGTAAATTTTGTCGTCGGAGATTTGCGGTGCTTTTCCTCGTTTCGCATTACCGTGCGCTCCAACACAGAGTACAACCATGACGGAGGATTTTCTGTGAAGTCAGGCAATCGCTTATACTCTTCTTCAAACTCAGCGAGTAGCTTTCTGTTGATTTCTACAGCATCCAGCATTTCTCCAAATTTATCGCGTTCTTTGCAAACTTGACCGAATACATATTTGTCGAAATTAAAATGGTCGAATTTATATTTGCTTTCTAAGCGTTCGTAGTATTCGGCATTGCCTTCAACGCTGAGATATTGATACTTTTCGCACAAGGCTTTGTACGCCAGATACCTAGCACTGGTTTCTTTGATTTTGCTTACGACTTTTCTTCTCGTTGCTATGGCAGAAAGTATTACGAGCGCTAGTGCGAGTGATACAATTCCTGCGGTAAGCATTATCTCGATAGGTAAAAAGGTCATGATTCCATATCCTTTCATATACGGGATGCCATAGTTATCAAAGAACTCCATCTGCCCTTCGCGCTCGGTTTTATAAGGAATGTTAAAGTTTGCCATCTCCGTATCCTCCCAAAAACAAAACCCCCGATGCCGTAACATCGGAGGAGTCGAAATCAATTATTCATCGTTCAGAATCTGTAGCAACTCGTCGAGGCTGGTCACATAGCGGTATTTCCCTGCCATCTCTTTCGGCAGCGGAATCATGTCACTCATGTAATAAAGAACCTGCACGCCGTTGCAGGTGCATTCGTTGTACTTATCAGTGTCACGCTGTTTACGCGCCTCGAAATCCCTGTCATCGCTGCCGTAGGGGTAAAAATGCTGCACACCCTGACACTCGATGGCGATGTTCTTGCCCGGCAGGAAGAAATCCAGGCGCTTCTTGCCCATCCACGGAAACATCTTTTCCCGCTGATACTCGATACCGTTGCATTTGAGCATCATGAGCACATCGTTTTCGAGATAAGACTTCTCGCGCAGGAAATCTTCCGTGTTTCGGTAAATTACCGGCTTGGCAGTCTGGCTGATAGCCTTGTTGGGGTTTAGCTTCTTGTAGTGAACGGTCGTGGGTCGGACATAGACGACCTTGCCGCTTTGCAGATGCCGGAAATGTCCGCAGCGCTCAGATTGGAGCACGCAGAACCCTGCAAATGTACCTTTCCCGGCACTGTCATTCACATAGACCACGATGCCTTTTTTGAGGTCCACGATAGTCTGCTTGGTTGTGCTTAGACATTCTCTGACATCCCCGACCGTTTCCTGCTCTCCGTTTGCGTGTACGATGCGCTGCTCGACCTTCCGACTCAAACACCGCCGCTTCCAGAGACATATCGTATGCAGCCAGATTTGCAGTATTAGTGCCGCTGAGCTCGGAGCCGTCACAGAGTTCCGTATATGTAGGGAATCGCGCTCGGTTCGCAACCACTTTTCCAGCAGGTTGCCAGACTCGTTCAGAACGGAAAGGCAGCCGTATACCCCATTTCGTGTATTTACCGCCATCATCAGTCCGTCCACACCGAATTCCTTCTCAGCCCTTCTCAGCTCGACAAATGCCGTCATTTCCCGCATCCGCCAGTTATCGGTAGGCATGACCATAGCACAGGTGTTCTCTCCATCAAAGCCCACGAGAATCGGGCACAGGAAAGTCGTATCAGCCCTTCTATGAACAAGGATATAGAATGATGCACCGTAGGTGTCATTCACCTTGATAGCGTACTCATCGTAGGGCTCCAGCCCATACTCGCCGCTGTTCAGTCGGAAATCACTGATGACTGATTCGTTGTCGGTCGTGAGTTTCGCAATGGTAGGCAGCTGCAGGATACGAGTAAGGCTCTTGACGACCTTATAGCAATCCGTCCCTTGCCTCTGCATCCGGTACTTGTCATGCGTCAAGTAGAATTCGCGTTGCCATTCGGCGTTTTTATTATTCATGTAAAATCCTCGTTCCCGGCTATTTAGTGCCGAGAATCTGTAGGTATGTTATTTTTCTGCATCGAGTGCTTTCAGCATCTGTTCAGCCAACGCCACCGAAAGCAACGGCGGGACGGCGTTGCCGATTTCTAAGCGTTTCAGGCAATCGGAGCCGTAGAACTGGTAGCTATCAGGGAAACTCTGCAACCGTGCTCCTTCGCGTATCGTGAGTGCCCTCGAATCTCTCGGATGGATGCATCTTGATGAGGACGGACAGGCAAAGTTCCGTGTGATTGTAGTGGCGGGCTTCTCCCACCAGAGTTTCGCGTAGGTGTTCTTGAACCCGCTCTTTGGTCTGAGTTCTTCCGGCAAATCATCCTTGCCTTGCCCATCTTTGAGCGCCGCCATGATTCTGCGAAGATGGGCGCTGTTGTTCGGGGCTTTATGCTCCGTAAGCGCATCGGAACCACCCTGCCGGACCCATTGAAGGAATGTATTGTCGGGAGGGACGGCATACACGGTGCTTTTCTCCCCGCACGAGAGCGCAGGCAGGTCTTTAAGTGCATCTTGCAGCGTCACATACGGCAGTAGCCCTTCTCCGTGTGTAGGTTCCGGGTACTGAAAGGGATTGTCGCCCAAGAACCCGACAAGAATGACTCGTTCTCGCAGCTGTGGTACACCGTAGTCTACGGCATTGAGGATTTTGTATTGGAGACTGTACCCAATATCCTCGAATTCCTTGCGGACATGCTCAAACAGGGCTCCTTTATCCATGCTCAGAATACCTTTGACATTCTCGAACAGAAAGGCTCTCGGATGTAGGATGTGGAGAACGCGCTTGTATTCCATAAAGAGATTTGCCCGCGCATCCATCTGGCGTTTACCGAGTGTAGAGTACGACTGACACGGCGGACCACCGACCACGACATCAACTTTACGGTTTCCTATCGCTTGACAGAGGATATCTTCGGACAGGTTTTTGATGTCGCCTTGCAGCATATTGACCGAAGTGTGGTTTATGGTATATGCTTTTGCAATATCTTTTTGCATCTCGTTCGCCAAGATGATTTCATAGTGCTCGTTTCTTGAAAAACCGTAACTTAGTCCCCCGACACCTGCAAACAGGTCAACGACGGTGTATTTTCTTGTCTCTGGCATGATGACTCCAATAAAAAATCCGGCACGAATCACTCATGCCGGACAATGACTTTCTTGCTCTTCAATTTCATTCAGAATACGGTACAGTTCCGTTCCCACGACTCTTGCGAGTTCACAAGGTACTGCATTCCCGATTTGCTTATACTTGCTCGTCAGATTCCCGCAAAAGACCATATCTTTCGGGAATGTCTGGATAGCGGCTGCTTCTCTATAGGACAGCCGTCTGGTACTACCTTCCTCACCGAACTGCCAAAGGTCTTTGCCGGCCTTCACCATGTCAGGCGACCCAGGCCAGAGAGGCACTTGCTTTGCCATCGCGGGAATCGTGAACGATACGCTGTCCCAGCCGCGTTTCCGGTTCCGGGACATGTACCGCGAGGAGTAGGCTTCTTTGCAGATTTCATCGTCCGTCGCCGGTGCTAAACCCTCTAATGCCTGCCGGATACTGATGCGGTCAGGAAACGGTGCAGGGACCTTGAACTCTACGCCATACTTCTCAGCAAGGTCTTTTCGGATACCCACAAGGAGGATTCGCTGCCTATCTTCCGGGACATGATAGTCCGCAGCATTGACAAGGTTGATGGACACCACATATCCCTTACTCTCGAAATCCGCGATGATGGCGTCTTTGATTTTTCCGCCGCCAAGCGTAAGTAAGCCTTTGACATTCTCGGCGAGAAACAGCTTTGGCTGCTTCTTCTCGACCAACTTGACGCAATGCCGGTAGAGCACATTCCGGCTATCGTTGATTTTCCTTGGTCCCGATAAACTGAAGCCCTGACACGGGAATCCGAAAGACGCGATATCGCAATCCTGGATAGTTTTGTAGTCTACTTTGCCGATATCGCCTTCTACCACCGTAGCATTGCTCCACAGCCTATGGGTCTCGCAGGCATCGTGGTTGAAGTCGTTTGCCCATACCGTATGAAACCCCGCCTGCTCCAAGCCAATATCAAGCCCGCCTGCGCCGGAAAACAGAGAGACATGAGTGTATACTTTGTTCTTATTCATTTTTGGTCCCATAAAAAGCCGATGCAGAATCGCTCCGCATCGGATACTTATTTACAAAAAATGAGCGTTAAATGCGCGGAATGCACAAAAAACACACGCGCTCATTTATTGAACACACGCGTGTGTTTAAGATGCTTTTTGTTGGTCGCTGTGCGAAAACAAATAGCGTTATCTTCAACGGCTTTGCGCCGCATCAGCGATTCGCTCTTTCGCAACAACAAAAAAATCGGCATCCTTTTCGATGCCGATAAAGTTTCTATTCGTATTCATTGCTGCCACGCCGGTCGAGCCGCTTCCCATACAAAAATCAAGGACCGTATCGCCCTCATTCGTGTAACTTCTGATGAGCCACTCACACAACGCCACGGGTTTCTGTGTTCCATGCGCCGCGCATTTCTGCTTATCAGTGGCAAAGGTCAAAACGCTCGTAGGAAATCTCTCGGTGCTGTCGTAGCTTTTTGCCTTGTATTTCCCATAATCCTCAGTCATCTTAGAGTTCCGCTTATGCTCCGCCGTTGAGACCTTTCTCGGATGCCCTGAGGTCTTCTGAGAGTTGTAGGTGGGCAGTTTCCTGTAAAACACTAGGATGTCTTCATGCGCCCTTAGCGGCATCCGGTTCGCGTTGAGGAATCCTACCGGAGATGTCTTCTGCCAGATGAGGTTATATCGCCACGGGATGACTTTGCTGTCCATCAGGGTCTTGGTGTATGCTCCCGCCGAGAAAAGAATCACTGCGCCGTTTTCGGTCAGGATTCTATCCAGCTGCTTCCAAATCCCCTGCTGTTTGTTTTGGGTCCAATCGGACATTGCATCAGAATAAGAAATCCCCGCCTTGTAGCAGGAAAGAAGAAACTCAGTCAGGCTTAGACGCTTCCCGTCCTTCTCGATGAAATCTTCAAACGGCAATACCGTATCCCAAGCCTGATGTGTAATACCGTATGGCGGGTCCGCTAAGACAAGGTTCACGGAATGTGCCGGAATCCCGTTCAGTTTCTCGCAGCAGTCTCCCTGCACCAGCGTAACGGCGCTCATGCTTTACCCCGGAACAGTTCCTTCAAGGCATCCAGCTGGTCAGCCTGAACCCTGCCATCTCGGATGATGGTGAAGAATCTGCCATCATCGAGCAAAGCCCGGTCCTGCTGCCCGTACATCGTTACGATGCCCATGTGCCGGCCTTTGAGGTAGTTCAGCATGTCCTTTTCCGGGAACTCTTCCCGGAACCGCCACGAACAGATACTGAACGGAGCGTACTTATTGATGAAATCCTCACTGTCGCTGTGAAATACCTCGTCCCGATTCCGGTATCTGTGATGCCGCGCCGTAGTCGCAAGGATATCTACTCCGTGGACCGCAGGCGCATCGGTATCGACCAGAGGTCCGAACACGACCAATTCCTGTACCTGAAACACGAAAGGTCTTTCCGCCTCGCTCTTATTGATTAGAATGGCTCGCTCAATCGCTTCCAGACACCGTTTTTGTGCGAGCGCTCGTGAATATTGCCGCTTTTTTTCCGCCATGATGATTTCCTCCGCAAAAACAAAAAAGCCCCGCGCAGACATTTCATCCACGCGGGGCTAGAACAAACTATGAGATTTTAGAAAACTGCTGCCGTCTGCAAAACGACCGGCACCACCGTACCAAGCACCAAGGTCAAGGTCATCATGACTGCCATGACAAGCGAAGCTACCTTCTGGGCTTTCTTCCGATTTCGCATCTTTTGTACCTCTTTTCGAGAAAAATCAAGCCGCAGAGAACGAATCCCTGCGGCATACATACTAAATCACCTTATATTCTCCATTGTATCCAATTCGCACGAATGTGCAACTGCCATGCACCGAACACGTAAATTTTCAGTCACCGGGCTTGTATCCTTCCTTTCTGCAGCCCGTTAGCACCCTACCGAGCGGCAGCAGCTGAATTCCCAGCGCGTTGCCTATCCCAAACTGCTTCGTCCAGAACGGAAACAAGGCGAACCCCTTCCCGCGCCATTCGTTCTTGTATCCTCGTGTATTTTTTTGTATCTTTTTGTTGTTTTTCTTATTGCAATTCTATTTGCCTCCCTGTATAATAGTTACAGAATGATACACAAAGCTACAAAATGATACACGCGAAAGGAGCCGCTATATGTTCTCTGTCAAGCTGAACGCCCCTGTCCTGCTTCGCAAGCAGCTGCCGATGGTTGCCAAGGCATTGCATGTTGATGAGAAGGTCCTTGACGATTTTCTATCCGTTTCGGCTTTCTATGGAGTTAAAGATGGCAAAGGTACGATTGTCCCGATAAAGAAAACGGATACCATTGTCCATATCGATTACAAGGCATATGATAGCTACTACTTTGTCGTCGATGCTATCCTGCAACACGCCAAAGACATCGATGCCTCTGTTACTCTACCTGTCATCACTGAAATCGAACTCGGTGCAGATGTTTTCAAGAAGATGGCTCCTGACCAGCTTTCAGATATTGTATATCTGGCAAAACTGCTCCGCGACAGCAACGACCGCATTCCAAGGCTAAAAGAGTTGAATGCGCCGTACATTCTTGTTGCCAGCGAGTGCGCACACCTGTGCAAAAAGGTGGAGTGCCTTGAAGACAACGCACACATGCCGTCCCCCTCCAAAGACTTAGACGAACATGTATATGCTTCCTTGCATGATATCGGTTATTCGATTCTTGACGGCTGGCTGAACAAGGATGACAGTTCCGAGCATAATGATAAGGAGAATGCGGGATATGACCCCGATAAGCTGGCGGCGCTCGTCAAGAAAGCCATCGGTACGCGGACACAGGAGCAGTTTTCCCAGACATCGCATCTCGGCCGCGTATATGTGAACCGTCTAGCGAACGGCAAAACACAGTCTCAGCCTACCGAGGTTACCTTGAAGAAAATCGCCAAGGCAACGGATGCCGTGACGGAAAATGAGCTTCGTCAGGCATGTGGTTATGAGCCGCTTCCGGGTGATGATGTCGTGGAGTCTAAGAAACGCATCGAAACCGTGGACGACTACACATGGATTCACGAGAACGTCAATTATTTCCTTGAATTCCTGAAAGCACAGATTCCGATGGCGTTGCCGCTGTATAATCTGGTCATCCTCGAGAATCAGTACATTGGCATCTACAAGGACGGCTATGACCTTTTCGGTATTCATCGCTGCTCGGCTCCCGTCGAGTATTCTGAGGACGGTACTGTTGCGAATGTCATTTACCCCGTTACTTTCGATTTGACAAATTTTCAGCGTGGCATCCGCCTTTCTGTGGCCGTCGGGTTCTTGGGACACTACAGCAAAAACAATGAGTTGTACATTACCGACTACATCACCGATGTCGATGCACTGTACAAGTATGCACCCTTTTTGCGCAAGGCTATCGACAAAGTTGGAGAAAATTTCAGGGAAAGCGGTGTAGATATTAAAGACTTCCCGGTATTCTACTATACCATAAACCTGAAGAAGGCATTTACAGCAAAGCATGTCTTTGCGAAAATGGAGAAGTTCCTGACCAGTCTTGTGAAAGTTCGTGTGGATGCACTCGGATTCTATGCTGACAACCTGAGCGACGAGACCTTCATCAAGTTCCTTAAAAACCACAAGAAGGTCATGACGAACGAGTACGCCGACAGCGAAATCAAGGATTTCTACGAGAATGTTGTTGTACGGCATGGCGACATCGAGGACTTCTTTGCGGAGAACTCGGACTATAACAGCAAAGCCGCTATCGTCGCCTATGTCATCCAGAATGAGGCTTCGGACGATACTTCCCGCCGTCTGGTAGACGGATTCACCTTTGACGATGACGACAAGGAAGATAGACCCTGTGTTGCCGCATCGAAGCGGAAAATCGAAGCATGGCAGAAAGAGCATCCCGGCAATGGCTTTAACCTGAAAGTGTTCTCTGACACTCTGAAAAAGTATGCCGATGAGTTGGGCTTAGAGTTCGGTGACGTGTACTACTATCTGGTTGTCGAGGATGACAAGGCTGACGAGATGGGCGTCCGCGTCTGATACTTAACCTATAGTCTCTGACTATCCTAGACAAAATACAATGCTGCTACCTATTATCTAGGCGGCAGCATTTTTCGTTTTCCGTTCTGAACAAGCATTGTCCCGCACCGGCATCCACACCGGAACCTCTCTGCTGTGTTTCCGGTGTGTACCCTGCTGGCTGGCGGCAGGCGGCCTGCAGTGCTGGTGCTCTACGGCTCTGCGAAATCCATGCAAAAAGAAAACGAGAACTGCGCCAGTAGCGGAGTCCTCGCAAAAGATATTTCTTTTTGATTCCGTAAATAGTATACCTCAAGCCGCACGGATGTGCAAGGGGCACTTGTAATTTTTTTGGGTAGGTTGAAGTAGCTGCGAAAAAGTAAGTAGTGCCATTTCTTACAAACAAAAAGAGCCCTGCACACACCAAAACGGCATGTGCAGGGCAATTCTT